CCTGCCAAGACGGGCAGGAGCGCTGTGGCGACCGCGATTTTTACCGCGCCTGTGTGTTTTATTAGATACTTTCCTGCAGAAAGTGCGTTTTTTACCGCGGGCAACAGTACACCCACGGGTTAACCCACAGGTTCGTTGGGGTTTTCCTGCGCATTTACTAGAACGAGAACTAGAACGAGAACGAGAACGAGAACGAGACATTATAATATACTATAATATAATAATTTTATTCACATTGGTTTAAATTTTTAATTTTATCACTAAATGTATTAATTTCATAATCGATAATATTTCGAATATCTATAATTTTATCTAATGAAATATTTTTATTAAGAAAATAATTATTGTGCTTAACAAATAATCCCCCCAACAAATGATAGAAATTAATTCTAACAAGTTGTAATTTATTGAGTCTATATTCTAATGATTCAATTTCAGACTCTATCATATCATCATATACGTCACCAACTTGTTGATATTTGTTATATTCTTGCTGCAATTGCTCAAGTAAATGATTAACTGCTAATATAAGATTTTTAATTTTATTGTATAAAACATAGATTTCATAATAAAAATCTGATAGAAATTTGCATTTAAAACGCATATCAATTGAGCTGTCATTATGTGTGTAATTGAATTCATATAAGTCAATTTCTAACATATTATCATCACCTCCAATATGATAAAATATTTCATCAATTATACTATTATCCAGATATTTTGTTAAAATATCACACATAATGTTTATAGTATTGGTTCGGTAAACTTTGTCGTCGATTAATTCTACGTCTTTATCAGACGATTGCATAATGTATGTAATAATAATATCCTCCAATTTTTCACGAGTATCGATGTGGTTTGTTGAAAAATTGGCCCCCATTTAATATATATAATTAATTGAATTTAAATGCTGGAAGTAAATTATATTTATTCACTAATGGCGACACACCGTACGAAAAAGAACAAACACTCCACCAAGGATACCAAATCATTATGGGCGATATTTGACGAGGAGATTGGTGACAAGAAAATGGAATGTGTTTATAACAACGTACGGTCGATAGATGATTGTTCTACATGTAAATCTGCATTAGCATTTACAGACGAAGGATTTTTAGGATGTACAAATATGAAATGTGGCATTATATACACAGATATGATTGAACAAAGTGCTGAGTGGCGATATTATGGTGCAGATGACACAGGTAATTCAGACCCAACAAGATGTGGAATGCCGATTAATCCATTGCTCGCACAATCGTCGTTTGGGTGTAAAATTTTGCCAGGAGGAGCAGGTAGCTGGGAGATGAGAAAGATAAAGCGCTATACGGAATGGCAGTCCATGCCATATAAGGAGAAATCACAATATGATGAATTTCAGATGATAACGACTATGGCACAAAATCACCATATTCCTAAATTAATCATTGATGGTGCAATTAGATATCATAAGAAAATTTCAGAACAAAAAACATTTAGAGGATTAAATAGGCATGGTATAATTGCGGCATCAATATATATTTCGTGTAGTATTAACAATTATCCGCGAACAGCAAAAGAGATAGCGACAATATTCAATTTAGATTGTACAAGTGCTACTAAGGGGTGCAAGAATGCAGTTAGTATTATTAATACATTAGAAACAGATGTTATAAACAATGACAAAACGATTCTGATGCAAGCGACACCAGAAAAGTTTATAGAGAGATTTTGTAGCAAACTCAATATTAGCGAAGAGTTAACAAAATTGTGTAAATTTATAGCAACAAATGTGACGAAGAAAGGACTCATCCCAGAAAACACTCCACCATCTATTGCAGTAGGTATTATATATTATGTAAGTTTAAAGTGTAATTTAAATATTACAAAAAGGTCAGTTTTCAATATGACTGGTGTAAGTGAGGTAACGATTAATAAATGTTGTCAAAAACTGCATCAATACGAGTTGATACCAGATATGATATTGAAAAAATATAATAAATAATAGAATAAATAATGGAATTAAAAATACATCTATATTAAATAATGACAACTCCAAAAATCATTTTTATAGTTCCATATAGGGATAGAGAACAACAGATGTTTTTTTTTAAAAATTATATGAAACACGTTCTTGAAGACTATCCAAAAGGTGAATGGGAGATATTTTTTTCACATCAGACTGATAAACGAGAATTTAATAGAGGTGCAACAAAAAACATAGGATTTTTGGCGATGTGTGATAAATATCCAACCGATTATAAAAATATTACGTTTGTATTTAATGATATAGATACAATACCACATAAAAAAGGACTGATTGATTATGAAACCCAACACGGCGTTATAAAGCATTTTTATGGATTTAAACATACCCTAGGCGGAATTTTTGCAATTAAAGGTGCAGATTTTGAAAGGTTAAACGGATTTATAAATAATTGGGGATGGGGTTTTGAAGATAATGCACTCAATATTAGAGCCGAGAAAGCATCTGGAATTTCAATTGATAGAAGTCAATTTTGGAATATAGGAGATAATAATATCATTCAATTATTTGATAGCGTTACACGCAGTTTAAATTTAAAAAATAAGGGTAATTTTTTAAAAGATAATATTAATGATGGATTAACAACAATTCAACAGCTCAAATATAAAATAGATGATGAAATGATAAATATAGAAACCTTTAATACAATGCGTCCATATGTAGAAAAGGACATTAAATCATACAATTTTTTCACACATGGCCGGAGTCAGATGCATAAGATGCGCGGATTTAATGAAAAGAAACAACAATCAAAACCTGTCCAAGCTAAACAAAATATGACACCTCCTCCGCCTAAACAAATGATGCAATTATCTGGACAAAAACAACCCATAAAACAACCACAAAACACGTTTACATCTCAAACTGGTCGTAAAATGTTTAAGATGTTTTAACCATATCGGCAATGATTTCTTCGCGGACACGTTTCCATTTAGGGTCGCCGGCGGCATTAGTAACTTGCCCAGGATGCAAACGATAATGAAGAAGAACATCGGGCATATTGTGAATTTTACCATGTGTTTTCAACATTTTTAATTCAAGATGGAAATCTTCAATCATAGAATGTTCAGTAGGGTCATAATTACCGGCATAAAGAATTGCAGATTTGCGGTAACATACCGTTGGATGGTTAATAAACCAATCTTTTGGTGCTTGTTTATATTCGTCCCAATTAATTGAATGATGTTTTGTATTCATTGTAACATTTTTAATATCATCTCCTCTGAACATAGATACCTGACCTCCACAAATCATACATTCTGGATGAGCATACATATGGTTTAGTTGTTTAGCGATTCTCTCTGGAACCATTATATCATCACTGTCCATTTTAATGATATTTTCATGAGAACACATATTAACACCTTTGTTTAAGCTATATCCGATACCCTTGTTACCATCATTTTCATCATAAACAACAGAAATCCAACGAGAAGTTTCTTTAAATTGTTTTAAAATAGATATAAGCTCGGTAGTCGAGGCTTCAGTAGAGCCATCATTAATCCAAACCACTTCCATATTGAATTTGCCAACTTGTGCTTTAATTGACTCCAAACATTCTTTTACATATTGTGGTTTCGTATTGTAACTAGAAACCAGGACAGAACATGCTAATGCATCTACCGGAGGAGTAAATGCATCAGGAAGTTCAACCTGATTCATGACATCATAGTTTTGTTTCGTAGAACCCCATTCTTGATAAGCATATACTTTTTCATGACCTTCATATTTGATGCCAGAATAATGAAATGGTAGGAAATAATGGCTAGGGTACATGGTAATGTTTTTAAATTCATACATTTGGCAGATGCGAGTAAGTAGTCCAGGCCCAACAGTATACCAAGCGCGATTACCAGTCTCTCTATTACTGATAGGATTCCGTGCAATCCATTCAAGTGCGGAATTTACAATAGGATGTGATGGTGTGAAACCCATGGTGCCAGTGGCAGCCAAACCTTTACGAACTTGTTCTTGTTCCCAGCCAGCAAATGCATCAACCCCATCCGCCAAAATGTGCGAATCGATTGGCTCAATGCATATGGAATCCGCGTCAACAAAGACACCACCATATTTTTGTAGAATGATCCAGCGAAAGACATCGGCTTTGCCATTAATTTCTTCAATGCTATTAACACGGCGAGCATATCGACCGATATCGATATGATGGACAATTTCTGCTTCATTCCAGAAGCGATATTCGAAGCCCAGTGGCACATGTTTGTCGCGCCAGGTGTTCATAAACTTGGTTGGAGGAGGTTTGGGACCAATCCAAAGCTGGTGAATAATTTTGGGTATTGACTGAACGTTCATCGCAATATAATATAGTTAATGAAATACCGTTTAATATAATATAAATAACATAATAAAAGCAATAATTTATTACTGAATATAATGAATGACCGCAAAATTCAAATTTTTTCAAATTCGTTGGGAAGTGAAGAATTAAATGCATTAAAAGATGTATTTGAAAGTAAATGGTTATTCTTCGGCAAGAAAACAACCGAATTTGAAGAGAAATTTGCAGAAAAAATTAACTCTAAAAAATTTTTATTTACAAATGGATGCACAAATAGTATACATATGTGTTTACAAGTATTAAATTTAGAAAAAGATGACGAAGTAATAATGCCTTCAAATGTATTTATGTCTTGTCCATCATCAGTTGTATTATTAGGAGGGACTCCTATTTTTTGCGATGTGGAAAAAGAAACAAATAATATTGATGTTAACCACTGTAAATCTCTAATAAATGAAAAGACTAAGGCAATTATAATTATACATTATGGTGGATATCCATGTAAATTTGACGAATTAAAAGAAATTGCAAAAGACATACCAATTATAGAAGATTCAGCAAATTCAACATATTCACTTTATAAAGGAAGGGCATGTGGAACGTTGGGTACTTTTGGATGTTTTAGTTTTGATGCAATGAAAATAATTTGTTGTGGTGAAGGTGGTGGAATATCAGTAAATGATGAAAAATATTTAAGTAAACTTCTAAATTTGAGATTTCTTGGATTGCCTCCAAATTCCTCAGGTGCGAAATTAAGTGAAAATAATAAACGTTGGTGGATTACTGAATTGGATTGTCCTGGTATAAAACATGTAAATAGTGACATACAAGCTGCAATAATGATAGAACAACTTAAAAAGTTAGATACATTTTTATATAGACGTAATGAAATTACGAACCAATATGATAAAATTTTGGGAAAGAACAAATTAATTACACTACAACCGAAAGATACTGAACATTTTAATTCGAATCATTATTTTTATTGGATTAAAATTGATGCGAAATATAGAGATGGGTTGATTAATTATTTGAAAGATAATAATATATATTGTACTGTTAAATATTGGCCATTGCACATGACAAAATTATTTGGCACTCAACAAGTATTAGAAAATATTGAAAATAATATTGAAGAAATTATTAATTTACCAATCCATCAAAATATTACGGATGATGATGTCATTTTGATATGTGAATTAATAAATAAATATTTACGTATAATATAATAAATATAATAGTTCTATTATATTTATTATATATGACAATATTTATTTTAGGTGATAGTCATACAATTTTTTTTCATTGTAGTTATGAAGTAGATGAAAATAAAAAAGCAAATCCAGATTCACTAATTAAAATAGCATGGTATGCGTCTTCGGAGGCATGGCCAGTAACTATGTATACATTTAATACAACAACATTAGACCTATATAATATAGCTACTCCATATTATAATAAAAGTGCACGCAAAAATATAGTAAGTGGTGATACAGTTGTATTTACATATGGCTGGAATGATATAGCCAAAAACATATCTAAATATAATAAAAACAATTATGAAGAATTCATACAAAATATGGTATTAAAATATATTGAAAAATGTATTATGTATAAAAATATATTTAATATTATTCCTGTTATTCAATGTGTATATCCAAATCCATTAGTATTGAAACCTAGTATGACTGGAACGAATGTAGAAAGAAATATCTATGTAAAATTTATGAATAAGTGTATACAACAAGAATGTAACAAATTTAAAATTCCATTTTTTGACATATTTGATATTTTAATAGATACTAATACCTGTATAAAGCTGGAATATTTATCAGAAGACAAAGTGCATTTAGACCATAAAAATAAATACTTAAACAAAATAATATATGAAGAATTAATGAAGGTGACAACATAAAATTTTCATATATTATTTTGTTTATCAAAATTATATTGTTCAAGTATTTGTGTTTCAATCGACGGAATGTTAAATAAGTTATTTGTTTCGTAATTAGTAGTAATAGTTTTATTAATATTTGTACTGGTTGTATATTCATTTAAAGTAATTTTTAAATTATAAATTTTATTTATAAGTTGACAAAGATTATATTTTGAAATAGAACATGGACTATATATATGTCGACACCCACTCCAAAATAAATTTTT